AGTTACGAGATGCAGCAGCATACTATACTGCACTTGTAAACGGTGGCATCATAACAATAAATGAGGCTCGAGATGAATTAGGCTATGAGACATTAGAAGGCCAAGATGAAATACGAGTCCCACAAAATATAGCCGGTAGTGCTGTAAATCCAGATGAAGGCGGAAGACCTGTAGAATCCGAAGGAGATTAAAATGATTAAAACTCGGGCAAGAAAATTAAGAGCTGCAAAGCAGCTTGCTACTTATTTTAGAGGCCGTGGAAAAATTGCTAGAACTATAGAAGAGTACAGTAATATGGACTCTCCTCCTATTATTCCTAGCACTGTCAATAGACTTTTTAGAGGCTGGGATGTTATGATCCAGTTTTTAACTTTAGTAGATCCAAAAATAGAGGCGGATCTTGCGCCCAAGCCTAAGGCTGCACCTAAGCCTAAGCCAAAGCCGAAGGTAAAAGCAAATGATACAAAAAACGTTTAATTTAACTTCTACATTCAAGAGCGAGGAGCAGGAAGATGGCTCCATCATGGTTCGAGGAATGGCAAGTACTATGGATTTTGATCGTGCAGGTGACAGTATTATGTCAGAAGCATGGACAAAAGGTGGTCTAGGGAATTTTGAAAAGAATCCCATTATTTTATTTAATCACGATTATAACAAGCCGATTGGACGAGCAACAAAAGTTACTCCGACAGCGGACGGCTTGCACATGGAGGCAAAAATTAGTAAACATGCCGAGTGTGCAGATTTAATCAAAGACGGTGTCCTTGGAGCGTTTTCTGTCGGTTTCAAAGTCAAGGATGCTGACTATGTAAAGGAAACCGATGGATTACAGATTAAGGACGCTGAGTTGTTCGAAGTATCGGTTGTTTCGATACCTTGTAATCAAGCAGCAACTTTTTCTCTGGCAAAATCTTTTGATTCCCCACAGGACTACGAAGATTTTAAGAAAACTTTTAAAAGCGAGGAAGATTCCTCTTCAATGGAGACAGATATGTCGGAAGAAACAACAACTCCCGAAGTCGACTTGGAAGCTTTTGCTAAAAAAGTAGCAGAGGAGACTGCTGCTAAAATTGCAATGAAGCAAGCCGAGCAAAAAGCCGCTGACGCTGAAGCTGCAAAAGCAGCCGAAGAAGCAGAAGCGCAAAAAGTCGCAGACGAAGCTGAAGCCCAAAAAGCTGCTCAAGAGCAGCAAGAGAAGGTTGAGAGCTCAATTCGCACTGGTATCGAGTCAGGTACTGAGCGTCTTGTAGAAGATCTGCGTAAAGAATTTACTGAGAAGGATGCAGAAACTCAAGAAATTCTGAATAAGTACAAAGCAGAAATCGAAGAGAAGTCTGCTGAAATTCAAGCTATCCAAAACAGCAAGCGTCAGTTCACTGATCGCGGTGCTGCAGGCTCTCTTGAGAGCATTGGTCAGCAAGTACTTGAAGCTAAGATTCTTGGTTCAATTACTCGCAAGGGCTGGGATACAGACTATACTAAAGAGCTTCTTGAGAAGAATGTTGGTGTAGACGCTATCACAGGTAACACAATCAGCTTGGATACTACAGTTTCTGAGCAATTTGAGAAGGAGCTTATGATTGAGCTTCGCGCTGCATCTCTTTTCCGAGAGATTCCAGTAACCTCAACTAAGACTGTACTGCCCTTGCAGCCCGATGCAGTTGCAGCCTCATTTAACACTGGCTCACCCACTAATAATGACAACCAACCAGCTAATTTGCAAGGTAGTGAGGAAGGTTCTGCACAGGCTTCTGGCGTTTTCAACGCAACTCAGAAAGTTCTCACCACTGGTCGTATGAGCTCTACTACGTATCTCGATAACGACATCGAAGAGAACACTCTTGTAGCCCTTCTGCCTATGGTTCGTGAAGGTCTTGTACGTGCCCATGCTCGTGCAATGGACAAGATGGTAATTTCTGGTTTTGCTGGCGGTGCTGGTACTGCTGGTAACGAAGGTGTCATTGATGCTTCCGCTACTGCACTCTCAGTACAAGCTAGCCCGGAGCAGCTTACTGGAACTAACGTTCTTGCAATGCGAGCTGCAATGCTTAAGTATGGTTTGAACCCATCTGAGCTTGCACTCATCTGCTCTTTCCAAGCCTATAATGATCTGCTTAGTGATGCTGGATTCCAGGATATCACAGAAGTAGGTTCTGATCTGGCAACCAAAGTTACAGGTGTTATCGGCTCCATCTTTGCAATTCCCGTAATTGTAACTGACGAAGCTGGTCTGTCAAATAACAAGGGCGGCGCAAATGTTTGTGCGGTACTTTGTAACCACCGTAACTTCGTTATCCCACGACTTCGTGGTGTTAACATTGAGACTGAGTACCAAGTTGGTAATCAGCGAACAGCGCTTGTCGCTAGCCAATCTCTTGGCTTCGAAGCTCTGTTTGCAGGCTCTGCCGCTCACGGTAAGCCTTCTCAAACTATCGCATACATCGCCTAATTTTAGGTATTGCAAACTGGGGAGGTTCGCCTCCCCAAGTTTTTATCATTTGACTTATGGCTAATTTAATTACTCTACAGCAATTTAAAGATGCGGAGCAAATTACGAATCCTCGTGATGACTTTAAACTTAGCCGAATAATTGACGCTGTGAGTCAAATGGTAAAAACTTACTGTGGTAATAGTTTTGTTGACTTTTTTTCTACAAATAAAGTTGAAGAATTTACTCTTAACTGGGCTACTTATGCAGTTCAACTTACTGAAAGCCCGGCAAATAATATAGTTTCTGTAGAGAAAAGAGATTCTATAAACGAGGCATACACTACAGTATCCTCAAACGAGTACTACTTAGATAAGAATACTGATACAGTTTTATATGTAAATGGAGCTGTATATCAAAACTGGCCGACCGGAGTGGCGTCAGTAAAGGTTACTTATACTGCAGGATACTCTTCTGTTCCTGCAGACTTACAAATAGCAGTTATTGATTTAATTAATTATTACTTCAAAGATGAGCATAAAACTCGACGCACACTTTCTGGAGCAACATTAGAAAATCCAGATAGCGGGGATAGTAAAGGATTTCCCGACCACATCAAAAGAGTTTTAGATATGTATAAAAACTTTTAATGGCAAAACCAGAAGTACAGAAACTAGCAGATAAACTTTTAAAAGAGTTACGTGCTACTAGCAACGAGTTTAGAAAAGCTCTCATAAATCCTAGACCTCACTTTTTTAGTGCGGATGAAAAAGACATCAGAGAGCAAGTAATAATTCAATTACAAACAAAAGTTTTTATAGATGAAGAAATACCAAAGTCTATAATTAAAATTATAGATAGAGAAGTACCTAAAATTGTACCTCGTTTAAAACAAGAATTAAAGAGTACTAAAACGATAAAAATGGAGTACTCAAATGTGACTGATACAAGCTTTGACTTAGCTATTACTCAAGCACAAGCAGGTGGAACCGCAGATTTATATAGTCCTATAGGTAAAGCAAAAGCTGAAGCACAAAGAGACCTTGTACATGCACTAGACAAGAAAATACAACAATTTAATAAAAGACGTACAAAGTCGCCTCAGAGAGCAGGAACACTTACTAAACGAGATCCTACTAAAGCGCCAAAAGCAGATTTTCAAGCAAAAGGATTACTTCTAGACATAGGACATACTGGGGGAACGGCGGTATCAGAAGAAAGAATTGATAAATTTAATGATATACTCTTTAAATTTAGTAAAACAAAGAATGACGTAGCAAAACAGTTTATTGCTAATTTATTGTCTGACTTTAAATTAGAAATTTCAAAAGAGAAAGGAAAGGGAATTGTAATTCAAGAAGTTCATGTAGAGCTAGAAGCAAGTTCTGTAAATAGATCAAGAGCAGATATTGATAAAGAGACAGCAGATGCCATACAAGGTGCTCTTGTAAAACTACAGGAAAAAGTAGATTGGCCAAACTCAAAGGGCTCTGATTCTCCCGTCGAAGCAGTTACTAAAAAAGCAATAAATTTACTTGCAGATGGCAAGAATATTAAAAAAGAAAAAATTAATCTTAAAAAAAGCTCTGGAAAATCAAAAACAAAGAAAAGAAAAATATCTAGGCCCAAACGAAATTTTAAAGACACAACAAAAGTAGTACTAGGAGCAAAAGCTGCTGCAGGAGCCCGAGGTTCTAGAGCTAAATCAGAGGGAACCAATATCCCAGTACAGCAACTAATTGGAATTTTAAATCAAAAACTTCCAAATACTGTTTTAAGGAATATGGGACCTCCTCGATTAACAAATCAAACTGGAAGATTTGCACGATCAACAAGAGTA